TGCTTTAACTGAAACTGTATCTGCAGTTGAGGCAGTTACCCCTTCACCTAAAGCTACAGCGCCTGAAGCGTCTGATATCGTATCAAATCCAATTGCAATACCATTTGCAGCGTTTGCAGTTTGTCTAGTTAAATCAGTGTTAGCACCACCAATAGTAATAGATCCGTCAGCCGCAGCGTTTACTCTTGTACCGTATGAACCTGGTACAATCATTACTGAATCATTAGCTGCGTTAGTTTGTGTGTTAAGAGCACATGAAGCCATCGAGATTGATCTAACACCCGTGTTTTCTGCATGGTTACCAATTGCAATACCGTTTTGATTTGCGGTTGCAGATCTACCGATTGCTACTGATCTCTGTACTGCGTTTGTAGAACCATCACCAATTGCAATTGATTCACTGTTTGAGTTAGCGCCTCTACCAATAGCAACACAGTCTGCACCGTCTGCGGTAGTAGATTCTCCAATTGCTACAGAACCGTCTGCACTTGCAGTCGCTCCTTCACCTAATGCGATAGAGTTAGTTCCTGATGCATCTGCAGCAGTACTTGTTAGAGCTGCAGCTGATTGCATTGAGTCAGTACCTGTACCTGATTCTAAACCAGCAGCACTACTTGGTAAACCACTTACAGTACTACCTGTAAAGTCCACAGTACCACTAACAAAGTTAGTTGCTGTATTACTCATCTCGATATTAGTAGCTCCACCTGTACCATCTTGGATACCTTTAGCAGTAGCTGAAAGAGCTGCGTTATCACTTGTTTTTAAAAGACCTTGATAAGATAGATCTATTTGTTGTCCTGTTAATGTTGCCATAATTTAATTTTTGTTTGTATTTATGTTTATGTTAGTGACCATGTTCTTGTTTCTGCCTCCCATAAATTTGAGTTTAGGTTCCATATAAATGATCCTACTGGCGGAGCTCCATTACATGCATCATCAGCGATGGCATACCACCACGTCCCGTTCTTAGGTTGTGCGATACTGTAATAGTTTGCTAAAGCAATAGTCCATGAACCATTTACTGTAGCAGTTATACCTAAGTGTAAACAATAGGCTTGAATCCAACTGCCATTTACTGGTTCTGTTATATTGTAATATAGACACAATGCTGAAAGCCAAGTACCTCCTGTAGGTGTTGTTACGGCATTATTAGTAATACATTGTACATAATCTTGAATTGCATTATTTATATCCATATTATTGTTTTAATTTTGATATTGCGTCTATTGCGCCCTGTGTACCTATGTACACTCCAGCTATAATAACCCAATCAGAACTTGTTAAAGTCTCTGAGAAGAGCCCAAAACAAGCCACAACAAAGACCATAAGCTTTCTGCTTATATATCTACTTAGTATTTTGTCTGTTACTGCTTTCATGTTTTAAGTATACTTTTAATTTCTTAGCGTTACCCACTGTACTCTTAGTTGCAGCTGGAACAATCAGGGTCACAGTCGAGTCCGCAGTCTGCGTAGATGTATAAGTCATTTCTTCTTAAGGGTATATTAGTTTGTAAACCACTAAAGTAAGGATTGTCTCTGTTAGGATTCATTCCGTCATTAGGAGTCGGGTTTTGATATAGTGTAAACATATTAGGATGCTGTTGTAAATACTCTAGCATTCTATTGTTGTAAAATTGTGCATCATCTAACGCTTGTTCTCTAAGATATTTCATCTCTTCTAGCGTAGTAGATTGTGTTTCTTCACTTGTACCGTTTACAATACCAGCTTCGACCATCTTGTATTTTAAATTAGGTAGCAAATGATATAGAGCATATTGAATTAAACACGGACCAACTAGATCTTTTAAGAACGCTGATTCGTTTGCTGTTAAATCATTTGCAATGACACCGGCTTTTAATCTATTGTAAAAAGGTGTGCCTAATGTATCTTGTATATAAATATCTTGTGCTTGAAGTATAGACGGTGTTAGTACATCAATACGAATATTGTTGTCTAACGATGTCCACGTTTTCATTCTCTGCTCGCTAACTAATAAAACTGTTTCCATATTATAGTGATTCTATGTTTTCTTGTGGTGCAGTGTCTTCGATCTCTGCTTCGTTAACTAGCTTGTTAGGTCTTACTTTAAGAGCTACGTTGTAACCAGCTAATCTTAGCATGTAACCAAAGCCTTGCAATATCTTCTTTCTTTTAGGTTCTACTACAGTTCCTTCGAAGTGTGCATACGCAACTCTGATCTCTTCCGCGTTAGAGCTAAAACCGGCACTGTCCTTGATGCCCAATAGTAATGGGGATGTAATTCTATGTGCTGTTAAGATTCGTGAGCTTATACGCTCTTCTAGGGTTAAATAATATGTATCGTTTCCGGATTCAATTGGAGTCACTTCTGGTGTTTTATCGGCCTCTGAAAAACTTAAAAAGAAACGACCTGCGTTTTCTGTTCCTGTAAATGTTTTTTCTATCTCTTGATAAACATCTCTTCTCTCTTCTGGTGAAGGCACGCCATTTCTAAACTTAACAAACATACTTGGCGCTAGGCCATTTGCTATATTGTTTGCGTGGAATCTAGATACTTGTGCATCTAATGAAATATCATTCATCGCTGCTACATAGTTAGGTAGTGGGTAAACCTGATTTCCTGGAGTATATCCATAGAAATAGAATACTTGTGACGCATTGTCACCTTTATTATCTGTAGGATCAAATGCTTTATACTCTTGGTATGGATATTTTCTTAGGTTAGACCAATCAGCAGAGTACATATAGTTCTCTACTTTATCTTCTTCATTAGGTTTACCTGATCTTACATTACTAAATGGTAAGTGATAAATCTCTGAAATCTTTGTACGATCCTTAGACCATATTACATTAATAGCATAACCAGAAAATAATACATAATCTAACGAAATCTTTTCATAAAGCTCTTCAATCGTTTCACCATTTTGGTTAATGTATTCATCACCGATGATTTCGATGCCATCGCCGACAATACCAGCTGTAATAGCATCAACAGCAGTATGGTGCATGGCACTAGTGTCATATAGTTGTATTAATGATTGTGGGAACAAGTTTAGGTTGCCGTAATACATGTAATCTTTACTACGGACTTCTTTAATGTCTGGTAATTCAATGGCTTGGAATTCTGATCCCTTAATTGAATAAATGCCTTCTGGTGTATTTCTCATATTTTCTTTTAATAATTTGGTCTATAGAATACATCAGCAACACGTTCTTCGGTTGCAGGTGTACTAATAAATTCAGTCATTCCTAAACCACCACCCGGATCTGTAACTATTTTAACTAATCCAGCTTCTAGTGTAATGGCGTTTTGAACTAACCTCCAATTATATATCCCGTTTTTATGTTCGTCACCAAAGCCAGTCGGGAATGTAACCTCTAGTGTAGTATACCTTGCATTAGATGTAACAATCTTATTTACTAATAAAGATATAGGTTGATGTGAATACTGCGATGTTAACAGAAACGTAAGACTACCGCCTGCAACCATATTAGGTATGTTAACGGTAAACTGCTGTGTTAATTGTAATTCTGGTACTAGTATTGTCATGGACTGCGTTTTATTTCGCTTTATATATATAAATATAGAAACTAGTACAATTGACATGGAGTATAAAAAGATTAAGTTTGGTACATACACAAACTCTTATTGGCACAAATTAAAAGGCTTAAAATCAGTAAAAGGTCTACTTAAAGAAATTAAAGAACTTGATTGGGAAGACTATAACCTTTATTTAGTTGGTAGTATATTATCTAATGTAGAGACTAGTGATGTAGACTTAATTATTACAGGTCCTTTAGTACCCGCTAAAATAGATTACTTATTAGAATCTATAGTAGAGATTGGGTTTGAGCATCAAATATTTTGTGATGTAAAATTTAGCGTTACAGGCGAGTTATTTGACCCGACATGTGATATTGATAAAACTATAAGATATGCTAACTATCGTGGTGAAATGACTATTGACGGCCATCCATATCACTTTGCAAAGCGGCTTCATGGTTTATACTTATCAGATCAACACTACCCTATGGCAAAAAGCCTTAATGCTATGTTAGAAGGTAGAAAATACAAGTCACCTAAGAAAGTTATTTGAAACAAAGCCTAAGGCAACCGCTATAACTTATATGATATACACAATTTACGAAGTACCTGGTCATAAAATTGGCGCTACAAAAAAATGGAAAGCTAGAAAAACTTACAACTTTAGAAAGTATGGAATAGAACCTATATTAATAGAGACTATAGAAGGTCCGGATGTTTTAGAAACATGGCAAGTAGTCGGAGATAGAGAATGGGAATTAGCAGATCTTAATGGATATAAACGAGGAGATCACTATAAAACTATAAGAATAAAGTCTACTCATAATAATAGAACTACTGCACATTTTATAGGTCAAGTTCCTCCAAGTCCAGGTAACCATAAAGAAGGTGCAACTAAAGGTGGTATTGAAATGGCTAAGGTAGTTAATACATGTGAGCACTGTGGTCATCAAGGTAGAGGACCTAACTTTTATCAATACCATGCTAAAAATTGTAAGCATAAAAAAACCCTAACTAATTAAAGCTAGGGTTCTTCATTTATATTAATTTACAATTACGATTGCACTATGGCACCGTCTACTGTAAACATTGGGCTTGCTTCAAGTCCACCTAATACGATTTCATATCCGTTGCGATCTCCGTATGCTGTTCCGCTGGTAGCGGTTGCGCTTACTAAGAATGCTCCTTTTTCAACACCTATCGACCAGTAATTTCCATTACCGTCTTTAGCTACAACTACCATAGTTGTTGCTTGAGCGAGTAATAATAATTGGTCTCTTTTAGCTGCACTCATTTGATTGAATACTGCTGTTAGTTGTTGGTCAAAGAATAAAGTTCCGTTTTCTTGAGATACTGTAGTTGTCTCAGTAATAGAACTTACTTGTCGCGGAGTTTCGAAAACATAAAAATCAGCTGGTACAAGAGCAGAGCCACCCACAGTAATAGCGGTAATGTTACCTGCTGTCTGTGTGATTGATTGAACCGGTCCGTTTGCTATATAAATCTTCTCAATTCCACCTGTGGAATCGTTACATAAATCTAGAAAGCCGGCTGTTAAATTGCTACAACTCATATTATATTGATTTTTTTAATTAATTAAATAAGGTTAGGGGCCGAAGCCCTTAACCATAATTTGTTTGGCTTATGCCATATCGTTAGTCGCGAAAAGATTTACCTCTCCGATTCCAATTCCGAGCCTCCAAGCAGCTCTGAAGCGCATTACGTCTGCAGCTTCATCATAGAAAAATCTAAATGTATCTAATTCATCAGTTAAACCTGTAGCAGCGATAATCATCTTACCAGGACCTGCCATTTTGTAATCAGATCCAACAAGACCAGAAGACATTACAACTGTAATGTTTGTTCCTGGAAGGATTAAGATATCATTAGATTGTACTGAGTCAAAGTGGAATAAGTTAGAAGCAACTAAACCTCTTACTAATGCTCTGTATGCAGCAGGAGATACTACCATGATTAAATCGTCTCTGTCTTTTACAGACTCATCGATTGCATCATAAAGATCTAATGCTTGTTCTACTGCGTTAGCAGCAGTCCATGCAGCTGGTACGCCACCTTGAAGGTTTGCACCGTTTGCAGAAGTAACTTGTGCTTTAATTCCAGTTCCTGTTCCTGCAGCACCTGCTCCATTAATTAGGTAACCTTCGTTGTACTTTCTTAATTTGTCTGCGTACGATTCAGATATAACTTCTTCGAAGGGAATAAAGTCATTTCCAGTTCCTGGGTTCATAAAAGCTGAAGTATACTTCGCTCTTAAGTCTTCCACACACATTTCTGTTTTAGACTGTAATGAATCAATAGTAACGTTTACTTGTGAGTAAGTTACTTGACCATCTGAAGTCCATCCACATGATAATGCAGATACAGGTAAGTCTGCATCTACTAAGTTAATTGCAACTGAGCCACTCGAAAATCCTGAACGCAAGTCCACGAAATCTAATAGGTCAGTTTTTAAAACTACCTTTGAAATTAAATCTAAAGATAGTTGGTCTGTATAAGCAGGCAATGCTGCTACGTCAAATCCAAATGCCATAATTTTAAGTTTTTATTTTTGTTAGTTATTTGTTTCGGATAGCTCTAAGTGCATCCATTCTTTTGCTTAGTTGTTCATCAGCGGCAGCTTTGTTTTCGCTAAATGAATTTCTAATCGGTTTTGCTGCAGGTTCATCTGCAATCACTGCGAACTTAGCTTTAAGTTCTGTTACTTCTTCAGTTAATGCTGCGATCTCTTCAGTGAATGGAGCTATCATTTCTGCAATACCAGTTAGCAACTCTGCAGTTGCTGGCATAGCTTCTTCAGATACTGGAGCTTCAACTACTACCTCATCCATTACCTCTTCGATAATTTCTTCGGGCTTAGCCTCTGCTTCAACTTCTGAGATATCCATAATCTCACCATTAGGACCAACACCAATTAACTTGCCATCAGTAGTTTCGTGGATACCTTCTGGTGCATAAGGAGACTCTTCGCCTTCTTCTGTTCTTATTAGTAAGGCAGCGCCTACTTCTAATTCACCATCTGTATATACCACAGTGCCGTCAACCAAAGTTGCTTCCGCAAATTTGTTTTCAACTACTACTGGTGCGTCAACTGCGAGCATAACTCTCAGCTTCTTAACCATGTCGTTTACTGTCATAATATTAGTTTTATTTAAGTACGCCTGGTACATCCAGACATTACTAAGTATATATTCGGCTCATACTGACATAAGTTCACAGACGCGCTCTAATGGCATAGTGGCTTTAGCATGATGCGCCCTCTTCGAAAGTTTTTGCAAAATAATTGCCATTTAATTTTTTTATGTCAATTTAATTTCGTATATTAGTACTATAATTAATAACAACAAATAAAAACAAACAAATGTTAACACAAGAACAAATGAAATCAATGGAAGGCGGTACACTTACAGTTATCGCAACAAACACAAATCCGAGGTTTAACACTATAAACCAAGCGGTAAAGTATTTAGACGACAAGTATGGTCGTAGTGGATGGCTTAATGCAAACCCCTGTGAGTTAATATATGTAGGTCGAATATCAGTCTATGTACAATATGGTTTACGTTGTGACCCTGACGATACTCAATTTACTAAGTATAAAAGATGGGAAGCTAAATACCCTGAACTTAGTGTAAGATTATCATAATGGTAGGCCTAGGAGAAGTAGTAGTAGTCATCATAGTTTGGTGGCTACTATTTAAAAGATCAAAATAATTGTGAACCAATTGAAACAAAAGAATAAAGATACATATAACAACTATAATAACAATTTAAAAACAAACAACATGAAAAAAGTACCAACAATGACAGAACAAGAAAAACAAGAATTACTAGATGTGTTTATGAATCCGACTCCGGAACAAGAGGAAGCACGTGACTTACAAAGACAAAAAGACTTTGATGAAACCTTTCAAGTATTTATAGATCAACATGACTTTATGGAGGAGCCTACACTACAAACAAAGCAAGCAGCTGCATGGACTAGAAAGAATATAGTATTAGATTCTTGGAATCAGTATATTAACTGTGAAGCTAAACAAGCAGAATTCTTTGGAGACTATCCAGAAGGTAAAGGATTTAGAGTTTTATCAAATACCCGTAGATGTGATATTGCACTTGGCTTCGCACACTACTTCTTAGCTTCTATGAAGATGCAAGTAAAAATGATTGATGAAGAAGTAGCAAAGGAGAATGAATCAATTGAATTAACTAAATAAAACAAACAAAATGAAAATCGGACAAAGAATTAACCACGTTAAACATGCTAAATATCGAAATCTAAAACAGATCCTAGATACTGGAACAATAACAGCAGGACCATTTAGAGTTCCTGATGAAGGGTTTCACTACCGTGTTAAATGGGACTCGCTTGGAGATAGTATTATGAATGAATTACCAATGGCATTTTTATCGTCAAGGAAATACAGTTACGAATTAAATAAAAACAATCAATAATTATGGAACAACCAAAAGGACACACGTACATGAGTGACTCTGAAAAAGAAATGATCAGAGAATATCGTAGACAAAAATACTCATTATCACAAATTGCAAAGATTATGAAAAGATCTCAGTCATCTATAAAGAGAGTAGTATATGACTGGTAAAAAGAATCCACCAAAACTATCAATGGAGCATGCTAATATGGTACGAGCGAAATATCTCGGCCATGTTAGTATTAATACATTATGTAAACAGTATGACTTAGGTCGTAATAGTATAAAGTGTATACTAAAAGGTATTACCTATAATAAGGATGGTGAGTATAAAAACCTGATGCAAAAAGAAAAGACTAGTTTATTCTAGTCTTTTTTATTTCTATGTGCTCTAATTCTAATAATGTTCAATACAATACCTGTAATGATCAGAGCCATGGTTAATATACTATTGAAGTCTACCATTGCACTGCCTGCTGCTGTGATAGTAGTTAGGTTTGCTATTGAGTCTTTAGTTTCTGCTATCATGTTAATTCTTTTGTACGACTTCTAAAAATGAACCTTCTACTGAGAAACCGTTAAGTTCTCCAGCTTTGATTTTATTCCAGGTATCTTTGTTATTAATTTTCATTGACGTCATCCACGTACCTTCTGGTACATCGAATCCTATTGCTGTTGACTTATCCATCTTAGGATCTTCTACGATCCACGACTCTAGTAACGTATTTTCTTGTGTTACAGCGCCATCATGGTTTACATCAGTATTGTGTTGATTATTATCTGCTAAGAATTTTCTAGCAATAGTTTCTATAGTCTCTCTAGAGAAGTATACATGAAATACGTTACCCATCTCATCTTTTCTTGTAATAAGTTGTCTAGGTATCATCGCGGGTCCGGTAACAATCATCTTGTCATCATCAGAGAACGACCATGTCTTACTCATTAGATAAGCGTTGTTTGATACTGCTCCGGTTGGTGATGGATCATTTGAATTCTTAGATCTACCAGCGTCACCAGGTGCAGGACCATTACTTACTAAAACATTTTGACTACCATTCTGAAATTGTACTAACTCTTCCCAATAATGTTGGCAGTTCGGGCCTCCGGCATATTCGAAGATAGAATAAGAATTACTACCTCCTGGACCAAAGCCTGGATTAAGTCTATTCATTCTAGTTATATCTTCTCTACTATAAATCTTATTAAGCGATTTCATTACTCTACAAAAGAATCTTTGACCTGAAGGTCCTGCGTATCTATATACAAGACGCGCCGGTGTACTTGCTGGTAGATCACCTAAGGCCGCAACGGCTCTAGCACCTTGTAAGAAATCACCGACGGTTGCGAATGATTCTTTAGTACCATCTATATAAATTACTTCTGATGGATCAATAGTTTCACCAACTTCTTCGGCTAGTTTTATGACAGCTTTTTGAAATGCAGTAATTTCATCATTTACTTTATTAGTAGATTCTGCAAATGATTCTTCTGTAAACTCTTTACGTAGTTCTTCATATTTAGCTTTAGAGTAGTAGTCTTCTAATACTGGTATCTCTTTGTTATCCTCTCTCCACTTACTATATAGCTTAAGTGTTTGTAAACTTGGTACTGTTTCATCAAACTCTACTCTCTTGTCGCCCACGTTGTAATATGGGAAGCCCAGGTTAGCTCTTGTACCTTTAGAATAGTAATCATTAATATCTAGTATGCCATCGAACTGGGATGCCGTAAGGTCCACTATTGTATTGTTATCTTTGTGTTGAATATACCAGTGAGTTGCCTGAAAGTCTACACCGCCAACTTGGTAATGCATTCCCTTAATACATTTTAAGTCATAGTCACTACTGTAACCACCTACTGCATAAAATAAGAATTGTGCTACTTGGAAGCAGTAACCGAACGGATATTCTGTGTTAACACCAGCTTCAGTTAATAATCTCTTTTGTTCTGCGTGATCTACACCACCGTCTCCAGCAGCTCCAACGCCTGGTTTCTTAAATAGATCTATATTATCATTAAAAAATGTTTCGAACTTCTCAAAGCCAGTATTATCTACGTAACCCATAGATTTACCACACATCCATGAACCGTCAGGCATGTGATGTTCCCATCCATCTGGGCAATCTGGATTCTCTCTGAATTCTAATTCTTTTGCGAATGCCATCCACTCTACTTCAATAGCAGGTCTATCTACTAGAGATAGTACTTCTACTCCAAGGTCTTCGAATTCGAATTCCTCCATGTTTACTATTAGTTCTACTATTTTATTCATAATGTATATATTATAGTCTTGCTAGGTCATTTATTTTAGCATCAGCCTCTTGCTGTCCTGTAACTTCTGAACTTACTACGTATGCTCTTACTACAGTAGGTCCTGAGCTTCCTGTTTGTTCTCCTAGTGTTACTTGTGTATTGTCTTGTTCAGCATCTGCTCCAGCTTGTAATGCAGTAGTAGGATTAAATGCAGGTGCTGAGGGTATAGATATACCTGGAGGCGCTCCTGCCGACTTATTACCTGGAGTCTTTACAGACATTATCTTTTTTGCAGACATTAGTCCAGCGGCCACTGCAACACCCGCTGCAACTGGTGCAAGTGCAGGTCCTACGACTGGTATACCAACTACAGACTTGTAAGCTGCTGTAGCAGAACCGTAAGTATCTATCGCGACTTGGGCTAAACTCGCAGCTTTTCCAATAGCACTACCTTCACCTACGATACTAATAATACCTCCAAGTACTTGACTACCTGCGGCTAGTGCGTTATCTACATCTGCTTCATTAAGAGCCTCTTTAAAGTCAGAGTTCTCTTGTTCTAATTTCTTTGATTTGTTATCATATTGCTGATTAATTCTAGCGATCTCATCTGCAGTTGCTCCTGCTTGTGTGATCTTCTCAATATCAGCTTGTCTTTGTATCTCTAATTCTGCTTGTGCTCTGTCGTATGCAGATTGTATTAGATCTAAGTCAGCCTGTTGTAACAGGTCTTTAACTATCTGTGCATCTGCAATTTCTTTAGCTAATCTAGCTGCAGCTTCTGCATCTTCTTTATCTTTGATTGCTTTCTTGTCAGCTGCAAGTTTCTCTGCGGCTGCAAGTTCATCAGCATTCATTTTCTCTCTATCTGCCGCCGCTTTGTCAGCCGCATCCTGATCAGCTTTCTGACCCTGGAGTATCATACCATCTCTAGAGTTTTTAAGCTTAGTCAGCTGTGCCTCAGTCTCCTTTATGGTCGCGTCACCTTCTGATGCTACCTCTTCAGGATCAAATATCATTCCAGCAATACCACCACTAAAACCTTCTTCTAGATTAGTACCAATATCAATACCTGGTATCATAGAAACTGCAGCAGTCATTGCATCTACAGTAGCTAATAACATTGTAATAGGTAGCGTTAAGAATCTAATAACACCTTGTGCAATATCTTGATTACGTTGAGCAGCTGCGACCTGTGCATCTTTGGTCTTCTTCATTTGCTCTAACTGCATGATAGTAGCCTGAATTACTTCATTTGTTTGCTCTATCTTAAGATCTCTGATCTCTGCTTCGGTTTTACCCTGTAACTTTAAACTATTCTCTTGTGCTGAGATTGCATCTAGTGCTTCTTGTTGTGATGCAACATTAGCCTCTACTTCTGCGTTAAGTTTCTTCTGCTCTGAACTTACACCAGATACTAAGCCAACTATATCATCCCAATAGGCAACGATAGCTGCTAAGGCTACTACTAGTAAACCAATACCAGTTGCTGCAATACCTTTCTTTAATGAACTTGCTCCTGCAACACCAGATTTGAAAGAGGCCTTTAGAGCAACTCCCATTTGTTTTACACCTACTATTACATTTTTAAATCTACTAGCTAAACCACCAGTAGCTTCATCAAGTACTGAGACAGCTCCTTCACCACCTTCAGCTGCTTTCTTCGAAGCATCTCCAAGTTCATCAAATCCATCAGCAGCCTTTTCAGCAGCATCCTCTGTTTTCTTAGCTTGAGTCTCTAGCTGTTGTAACGCTGCTTTTGCATCATCTATGTTTGTGACCGACTGCTCTAGGCCGTCGATCTCAAAGGTTATTTTTACTACTTTATCTGCCATACTATTAAATATAAATTATTAGTCATTTGAATTACTCTGCACAATGTATTGTGTCTCCACAGAAGTACGATACAAATGGGTTAGCTAAGTATGCATTTAATGTGGTACCTGTATAGTTTATGACGGTTCCACAATACCTAGCACCTGTTCCTTGTGTATTTGCATAATACTGTATTACATCACCTATTTGGAATTGACTACCTTGATCGTCCATTGTAAATAGAGCGCTAGTTGCACAATCTTCAATAGTATAAACACTTGGAGGAGGTGGGCCAATTAAGCAATCGCCTGGTTGAGTACATGCATTACCTTGATCGGTAATTGTAACCGCAGTACCGGAAGTCTTTACAACAGAACCAACTTCTGCACAATACGAGCTCGTAGTACCAGGTTTAACTGTCCAAACATATGAAATTCCATTAAAAGTATAAGTACCTTGTGCTACTGTTATACCTCCATTTCCAATTAAGTGACAGTTTTGTGCAGGTGGTGGTGTTACACCGTTACAAGCATTACAGTCTTCATATAAAAGTGAACTAGTATATGTAACAGTTCCAAGAACTTTAGTATTTGAAATTATCGTACCACAACCAGGTCCTGGTGTAATATCTATAATAGAACCTAATGCTAATTGTACTGGAGATACTATAGCATCATTAAATAAACCATCACAACTTTTAAAGATATACCTAAAAGTAGGAGGTCCTAAACATGTGTCACAATCTGCATATATTGCTGTAACATCAGTATCATGTACACTTGTTGAATCACCGATTACTACGTAACAACCTGCAGCTCCAGCGAGACTTAATTCTACTACATTTCCAGGTACAAGAGTAGCTCCAGTTCTACTAGCATAATAAGTATCTCCTGCGCCTCCACATTCTTCTACTTCATAAGATAATGGAGTTCCACCGCCATTACATGCTGCACATGATACATTTAATGCATCTATTGTATATAGAGGTGTGTCAGTACTTACAGCCTGAACGTAATAACATCCTTGTCTTTCGTTAAGTGTAACTGTTTGGTTAATTGGTAATTGTGATATAGAACTAGCAATATACGTAGCCGAACTAGATTGAGTACAATTGTTTAAGTGTTCTCTAAGCTGATATACAATTAATTCTGTTTGACATGTTAGATCTACAGAGTAAACATCTGATTGACATCCGTTAACGTCTTCTACATAGTACTGATAATTACCAGGACATAAGCCAGTTCTATCTTCGCCAGCATAAGCATCAGACCATGTTACAGTGTAAGGTCCTCCTGCTCCACCTGCTGGTGTTACATCGATTTCACCATTACAAGGCGTAGTACAGTCTGTAGGATCGACGGTAGTATGTGTACTAGTTACTGGCGACGCTGTACTTGCAGGTACGCTAACTTGTACTACTGCAACTCTACCAAGTGAATCAGTTACTGTAAGTGTATCAACACCTACTGGTGCAGTTATTGTAAAAGTAAATGGTGCACTACCTGTAGGGTTTACAGTACCTTGAGCTCCACTCACATCCAGCTCCCACGTGAACGCTGGCGTACCTTCAGTTGTTATTTGTATTTCACCCTCTTGACCAAGACAAGATGTATTAGAGGCCACTACAGAGAAACCATCTAATGGCTCGTCTAACCATATAGGTCTCTGATCATTAAGAGTAATTAGTTGACATGTTACTACAGTCTCAGCACCTACTTGTGCATCTATAATCTTTTCAGGTCTATAGTACTTACCGTTTACAAAGATAACATCATCGAATGTAAGATCTTGTAGATCTGTATTGTCTAAGATAAATTTAGCGGTTAGTCTTCTACTAGACTTATTATATAGTGATGAAATATAACGTGACCAGTATTCATCGAATAGAGTACTACCTTGGTCAAAGTAACCTATACCCGGCGATGGGTTAATATAATATCTAGTGTCGTTAGAGAAATTTAAGTTTAACGATGTCTGTTGTACTGGCCAGTTCTCATAAGGACTAACTAGTGGATAGTTTGTTTGTACTGTTGCAACGCCATTATCATCTAGGTACCATTCATGTTGACTAACTGTAATAGGTATCTTACCATTATAGAATAAGAATCTAGTTTTAGGTTTAAGAGGTAACTGTTCTGGTCTAGATGGATTCGAACTGGTCTGTTCACCTGTTACTTCTACAATACTTGGTATGATAAATGTAGGCTCTGGATGATTACCAGTAGTATCTAAGATTTGATCTATTGGTGTTGGTGCAATACCTTTTACATCTATCTTACGAGTACCTTTTAGTAACTCATTAGTGGAATTAAACTGTAACCAACCATAAGGGTGTTTGTTATTATCGAAGTGGAATTTATTAATGAAATCCTCATCTTGTGCAAAAGAGTATTCTATCGTAGCCGACTGTGTATTAAACAGAGGCTCTAAGACAGAGTCCATATCTTCTTGTAGTTTATGAGACCAGTCATAAGTTGTACCACTACCGATGAACTCTTGCCATGGTTCTATAATAAAGTTATTAGGTCTCTTGTTATCAGGTTGCATTACTAACCTAAACATAGTAAGGATGTCTTTAACGTAGTCTATTTGTTTATGTTCACAATCTAAATCTAGAGGCGCATAGTAATCACCAGGTGCTGCGGTACAATCCCAATAAGTATTATCAGCGTATGAATAATCTACGAAAGCACTTGACGTATCTAAGTAAACTTGAATAATCTCTCCTGTTTGTAGCTGATCCGCAGCAGGTATGTTACGTGAATCAAAGTTAATTGTTGAAGTGCTTCCACCACCTGCATTATTACCAGTTGCTAGAGTTCTTTGAATAGTTCCACCTGGTGTATTAACAACGACTAGTCTTAGAAAGGCAGGTACGGTAGTATTAGGTCCATTTGAATTCTCTACTTCTGCGTTAAGTTCTGCACTACATTGCATGACATAAAAGTTACCTCCTAGAGTTGAAGGACCAGGACATGTAAAGTAACTACCATTACCACCTGAACTAACATTAGAAGCACCTACTGTAAAGTTACCTGCTATATTAGTAATAACATTATCGTTATACATAAATGCATTAACATCATTCTCACCATTAGTAGGGTTGTTAGACTCAAAGTTAGTTCCAGTTACTTGATCGATCTCCATACCAATCTGTTCGTTGTTACCAAAGGCACTAATGTACATTTGGTGGAACTTATCAGAGTTTAAGAATGTAGATGAATAAGTATAACCAACATCTTCAAAGATTTGATCTAAGACTCTCTTAGCTCTAAACATTGGCTTCATTCTTGTTGGAGTCAGCGAGTTAGCTGTGTGTGTAAATGATCTAATACCATTACCTGCTCCACCTAAGGCTATTGTACCCTGATCAGGATCTCCATCATCATAAGTATTACCATGATCTATAAGTGGCATGATGATATCGCCATCGGCATAACCTGCAGTTATAGATGCAGTTTCAGGAAATGCTAGCCAACTCTGTGTTATATCAGTATATGTAAATGGTCCTGTAAAATCAGCGGCGTTAGTGTAATTCTGTGGTAGGCCAACCCAACTAAAGTCTGTCATTGTTAATTGACATAGAGTCTTCTCAGCAATCGTACTACTAAAGTCTCTGGTCTCACCTAAGAACAGTAACTCGTAATCTATACGATCTAGGTCTTGATTCCTAAAGATCTTCTGTAGTCTAATGTGTCCCTCTCTAAACTCTGCTCCATCTACTAAGATCTCTGCATAGTTCTTTAGGGTTACATCAAAATCAATTCCGTCTACCTCATACGCATTCTCAAAGAAGTCGTTGTTATGTCTAGTAGCAGGAACTCTAAAGGTCTTAGAGAATACTGAAGTAGCATCAGCCTGTGTAATGTCTTCAATAGACAGAGTCAACTTAATTGGCTCAGTGTCATATAGATCTAAGAAGAGAGCTGTACTACTATCTCCTTTTGTTTTGTAAACCTTAAGTTGTATCATGTCTTATCCTCTTTGTGATTTGATATTGTTAGCTAACTTATAGTTAACTGTATATTGGAATAACCTGTCTTTTCTATAAGTCTTCTCAGTGTATGAACTACTAATAAGATTAATAGGTAACCACTGGTTTGCGTATTCACCGGTAGAGAACCTTACATTAACTTGTGGCGATCTAAACATATACTCTAGGTTAGCCGCTTCCTCGTCATTCATATACCCTGATGTAGCAGTCCAGTCTTCTTTAATAGTCTGTGAGTAGGTTGTGAACCCTCTTGATTGCTTATCAACAATATATCTAGTGTCATTGTAATCGGCCGCTTCTTTAAGAAAGTTATTCTTCTTAGTATTTATCTTCTTCTCATTTCTCTTAGTAAAGGTGAATTGATCTCTGAAGCCCTCTGAGTTTAACCAGGCAAACTGTACATGTGGATAATCATTACATGGCTTCTCTAAGATGTTATACCTCTGTGTTCTCCATGCTGACTCATTCATCACATTAGCCTGTGCTTGTGGATCTGGAGAACATGAACTAGGTGAGTATAAGACTGGCACTATATAATAGTGAGTAGTCGTTGACATTAGATTACCTAGTGGAAAGTTAGCAGGTCCTGTTGCAAGTGTGATTACATTAAAGTTACCAGATGGTATGAGTCCCTGTCCTAATGATATATTAGGTCCACCTCCACTCGATTGAGTATTAGGCAAGAAGTTAGTACCCTGTATATTACCTGCAGCATTACATTGCAGTATCCAAAAACCCTCGATGCCCTGTACCGCTGTGTTAGGTGCATAGGGTGATGAGATTCTAAATGGGGTCTGCCAAAAGGATTTGGTGCACTGATCATCACTATAAACATTGTGAACATCAATACCACCTGGTGAAGAGTAACCTCCGTTGGCCGTAAGGAAGTCATCTCCTGTATCTTGATCAGAGATAGTCCATGTGTTATCTGAGAGTGGTCTAGCCCAATAGTTAATATCGGTACATCCACTTGCATCAGCATCTACAATAGGTATAAACTCTGCGCCTTCATCATAGGGTACTTGCCAATACTCTTTACTACCTCCGAGTGTTGTGTAAATAATAGGTGACACTTCAAACGGTGCATCTAATTGCCCGTTAGTCTCTGTGGTATATGCAATCTGGTATTGTACTAGTTCTCCGTTGGCTATCTGCATTCTTGTATTCTGTGCTGCAAATCCACTAGAGACATAGTGTAGTCCATCTACATTATTAATAGTAGGTTGTACCTGTGTCTGTAAGATATTCTGTATATCAAAGATAGCTACTGCATATCTATTAGGCGATTGTCTAATATCTGCGATCGGTGTCGTCTGACCCACTACAGTGATCTGTAAGGCATACTTTTGTTGTGAAGGTGTAATACCATTAAGTGTAATAGTATTTGCACCATAGGCCATATCAAATGGTCTGTACGGGGTTTGTGATGTTGTTATTGCCATAGTTTTAGAAGTCTGCGGTAAAGTCTGCTATACCGTCTGTTATTGTATTTGTTATTGTATCATAGTTAAAGAAGGTCTGTGGTCTTAGCCCGAACCTTCTCTTAGTAAATGAATAGCGATCACCGACTCTAGGTGGCAGTAAGCCAAATGGAACTGGTAAGCCTCTGTCGTCATCGGTACCCTTTACACCGTAGTTCTGAAACATACCATAGTATAACATGTCAAAGCTAAGCTCGGTCCCATTGATCTCATAGCCAATAGAGTTACGCAAGGCGCCAGTGTCTACCGGTGCTCTACGTTTCATCTCAGCTACAATAGGCTCTGCTATCTCAGTCAATAAGGACTGAGGGTCTGAGAGTTCTTGGCCAAGCATCCCTAAGTCTGCTACTAGTTCATCTACTGTCATATTGCTTTATATGTTATTTGTCCACTAATACCTTTAAAGTACAAGTTAATACCAGGAGTCCATGTGTTGTTAACTGTAATTACAGGACCACCTACTGCACTATTAGTATTTGTATGTTGATTTACAGGTATTACAAATGGTGCTGTGGTAGTAATAGTAAATTGATCGCCGGCTAAAGGACCTTGAGGTACTGATGGTGGCATGCCTGTTACTGCAGTTATTGTAGGCCAAACAGTAGTGTTTGCAAATGAGCCATCGTAAAAACTTAGAGTTACTGTACTAAAATCAAATGCTGCTGGAAAGTCTTGTGTACACTCTATTGTCATGCTAAATTCTACTTCTGCCTTTAAGTCTGTGTATAATGTATTATAGAAATACCCTTGACCAACGTTGGCGGAGTTTCTATTAGGGTTAAACGCTACTTGTCCTGGAATTGTAAAATCTATAGGTCTTATACTAGTAGTCTCTAATGAGTCTATAACCTTTGTAGCAAATGGAGGAAAGCCTCCTGTTGTAAAGTCAGCGTCTGGTACTATGTTGTATTGTACGAATATTTCACCTGGCATAGGACCGTACGGTGCAACACATTCATTAAGTGGTGTTGGTACTTGTATTGTTATAGTTGCTGTCATGCCCGCTACTACATCTTGGTACTTCTCTTTGAATGGAGTGTATGTGATACCAGTTAAGGTAATCTCAGGTTGGTCCTTGTAGAAGTAGTAGAGTCTTGCTAACACGTCATCGATGTACTGTTGGCACTGTGATTGGATCGTCACGTAGTTATCGTACTTGTCAGTGTCAGCCCCATCCTCTGGTCTTGCCATGTCCATGACTATCATATTGAATGAGTAGTTCATTACAGGTCCGGCTCTATTACTACTTGATGGTAACAGATACAGGTAAGGGTAGCTTACTCGCTCCTCCTCAGTACCTAATTGACTCACATACTTCAGGTCACTAAGATCTCCATACCCAAAGTCTTGTAGCATTAGGTGGTTATCAGTGATTGATCTAAATCTGTTTATGATTTCTTTATATGTCATAATTTCTTATTTGTAATTTTACGGGCCTCTTGTGCCTCTTTAGTCTCTTTCTCCTTTTTGATCTGTAAGTATGTTAGTATCTTGTGTAGCGGCTCCTCTGTGATTGCGTCCATCTTTAGTACATCCCAGTTTGTTAGTTCACATATTACTTGGTACCAACCTCTTGACACTTCTTTAGGGTCATACATTGCCTCATCATCATTAGGTAGTCCGCCATCCTTGTTAAGGCCAAACAGTTCTGCGTATTGCTTATAGATAGTTGTACGCCACTTAATGTATTGGTCTATTACTGCTAGGGCTTCGTCGGCCCATGGTGTGTCTACTCCTAATACTTCAAGTATCTCTTGTATATTCTTCTCGGTACCTAATGAGAGGTAGCAGTCTAAGTCTACAAACTCACCAAAGTTTAGTGTATTAAAGTCTGGCTGTACCTTTAGTGTTCTCTTATTAGAGGCTGCTATAATAAAGCCAATGAACAGTTGCATACTATCAGGGTCTGCGTTATCAAACTCCTGGGCTGTGTAGTTACTAATAGATTGTACTATCCATGGCCAGTGAGCCTGGTTAGTGAACTCCCACTGTTGAAGGCCTTGCCATTCTTCAATGGTTACCCTTGTAGGTACTGCCCACTTCTTATTGTTAATGTTAACTGTTACTCCCATATACTATTAAATATAAGTTACTCGGTAAATGAATTACTATATTTATCGGCCTCCCATCACAGCATAGGTACCCATAGTTTTGTTTTGCTTACGATTGTAATTTGCAATTGCCAGCGAGATCACCGTATCATCGTGCTGGCCACTTGGGTGACCATACTTAATCGATCTTGTCTTAGGATTGTAACTATATGTAAACATAGAGAGCTCGTTGTAAAGCCATGAGAATAGCCCAACATCTGGGATAGTAATTGCGGTGTCATTCATATCAAGTATGAGTCCCTCGATGATCTCCTGTTTAGACTTAGAGGTAGTAACAAATGGATGTGTGTCTTGCCACTGTCGTTTAATCATTTCGAATATCACATCACCAATAGAGTTTACTTCCACCATTACGGTAGCGTTGTGCTTACGGATCCTGATAAGTATCTCATTAACCATCGTCGTCCACTCTTGTGCATTAGATCTATAGATGTCTACTACATTACCTCTTGAGTCTTGGAAGGTAGCTACTGTATAATCCTCCTGCTTACCTAAGTCAATACCACAGAAGATCTTGCCTTGTGGTCTAGGGTATTGTGTAAATGTATTCTTATCTAAGTTAGAGAACACTTCACCTCCTGAGTCTATGAAGGCTGCCATGTACTCTTGTTTGAATACATTCTCTGGCAGTGTCTTCTTTGCATCCATAATATCTATTGGATCTATGTATGGTGTGTCGTATGATGTCCCTGTGTAATTACAGTATTGTGGGTAGTCTTCGCTTACTCCTAATTGATATAAGTCATAGAAGAAGTTCTTACCTTTTGGTGTGGAGATGAATAGTACTTTCTTGCCGCGGACCATAAAGACTGGACGGATAGCCTCTTGCCATGCTTCATCTTTACAGAAGGCTGCTTCATCTATTACTCCGTAGTCACATGTAAGTCCTCTAATGTTATCGTATCTCTCTGCTGAACGGAATAAGATCTGCGTACCATTCTTTAAAGTTATTTCATTTGATGAGTAGTTGCACGATTTTACTAAGCCACTATCTCCAATGGCAGCCATCAGTTCTTTCTGTACTTTATCTGTTTGACTGTATACCGGACTAACCCATAGGATCTTTGCAGGTCCCTTGTTAATACCCCAGTATAGAACTAGGTTCATTGCCATTAAGGATTTACCGAACTGTCTACCTACACAGGCTACATGGAACTTTGACTTACTCTCTAATATAGAGTTAATCATTTCCTTTTGTTTAGTATGTGGTGTGAAGCCTGTGAATTCCATTTAGTCTCTGGCTTCTGAGTCGTTAGCGTCAGGTCCAAACTTAAATGAAATGTTTTTAAATAGATCTTCTCCATCATTACCACTTAGTTCTGTTCTTGCTAACTTAGGTATAATATATTCTGATAGTTTTATCATGATGTCTAGCGCTTTGGCCGGATCTTCACTGGCTACTTGAGATACCCATCGAGACATATTGTCTAGGTTATCTTCAGTTAGCTTCTGATACGCTTCTCTAATCATTCTGGTGTTCTTGTTAAGGGTACCCTTCTTCTTACCAGCTCTGTTTATGTTTTCGTCTCCTCCTTTAAATGATCCCATCTTCTTTTAGTGCTTTATTTAATCCGTCTAATGCTGCTTGTGCATGTGACTTGTTGGTTGCTTTAATTATAGCTACATATTCTCCTGTTGGTTTGAATGTGTACTTCTTTGTTTTTTTAGTCTCGTAGACTTTATACTCTTCCATAGTGAAACATTATATTATTTTTAGCTGTTGTTACGCAGCGGCCACACTTTGTAGCCTTGGTTGGTGTGTTTGTTACATCACTAACTATCTCAAAGATCATTCTATGCTCTTCATCGGTTAGTCTTCTACTTGTAGTAAAGATTAACATATTATCTTTTACCCATTGTCTGTGTTCTGGTTTCATATCTAAATATATTTATATAGTAAATTGGCGAGTACGCCGGATATAGCTGCGTAAAGTATGCCTATTAATCCAAACTGTGCACAGAACGGACCTACGCTCATCCATGCTGCCATACACATATCACATCTAAATGGTTTGTTTGGTAACCATTTTAATTCAAAGTGACTAATAAAGTCTACTACTATATAGGCTAGACATGCAAACCCTATCATTTGTACCAGTTCATTCATAGCTTATTCCATTTTCTTTTAGTTTTGCTTTGATATAGATCTTTGCTTCTCCTACTGCTTTTGCAATACTTGTTCTAGGTATATTAGTTACACGCGAAAGTTCTGAGAAGTTACCCTCTTTAATCCACATCTGAAATAGTATTGAACGGAACCACAACTCAATACCACCTGTTTGCATATCCTCTAGGATGCCTTGGATAGCCTCTGTTGCATCATCTTGCTCATAGTCATATACTTCATCGTCACTAATGTTTTGGTTGATCATACCCATTCCAAAGACTCTGCCTTTCTGTCTGTAAAGAGTATGGTATTGACTAGTACTTGAGTTAAATGATCTCCACATAATACCAGATAAGAAGTTCATACCTCTACCACTATCTACAATCTCTTGTCCACGCTCATGTGTCATGAATTGTTCAATAGCAAAGTGCGCAACGTCTTCATACTCTTTACTAGATCTACATATCTTCTTACTCATAAGAACTATGGCTTCGTAATACTCTCCTATAAATTTATTCATAGAGGTCATCTTTACCGAAGATGAAGAGATCTCTGTCGTATCTAAACATGCCGGTGTAGTGTGGTCTTTTTTTATCATCTAAGTTCAAGCCATCTTTTTCTAATAAGTTATAGTTAGTACAGCCCATAAGGTAAGCCCATCTAGTAATGTTTTTATGTTTTGTTATTGGTACTGCGTTTACATGTCTTCTCCAGTTCTTTAATTTAAATACATAATGCTCTCTACTAAGCTGAACTATTTTGCATTCACTTGAATCTACATATTCCATTAAGTAGTCATGTATGTTATCATCCATTCGGTCTAATATCTTTCTAATGTCAGAACCGTACATATCTACCCATTCTCCACCTAGGTCATACTCAAGTATAATTCTACGTATGAATGCAAATAAAATAGCAATGCTTTCATCTTTAGTCTTTACGCATCTAGGTACTTTAACTTTAAGTGTATCTATATCTAATCTCATACAATATATATTAGCTTTTCTATGTTAGTTGTTTTCGGCAATCGCGTGTTCCACGCCGATGCCGTTCGATGATATACATCGAAGATGTTATCATCATTTCAGACTGGGTTTAGATAAGCTATTCTTTTTAGTTATTTAGTTAACCCCTTAGTAGTTTACATTACTTGCCCCTTAGTGTTTGACATTCTATTACTAGGTGCGATATTAACTTATGATTTCGATTAAGCCGTCTTTAGCCTCCGTAGGTGGTTCCTTAGTCCATTGTAATCCTACCCTCAATCTTATACTATAAGTCTTATTTGATACTACCGGGGACATTTAAACCACTATGTTTCTCTATTATTACAAGAGTGTAGTTCTTTAACCCGATGTCTAATCCACTAATACTATGCGCCTCATGGATGGTCTGCTTGGAGCAGGTATCGATTGTTATATGTTATATATCCGTTAAGTTTCAAAAAAAAGGCGTTTGACTAAAATAGTTTAAAATAAATTGAAACCTTTTAGTAAGACGATATATAATAAGTGTCAATCGACTAATTCTTTATTTTACTTTTTAGAATTCTCGTTTGTTTTTTAATGGTAGATTGACATTTTGTTTAGAGCCCTAACAGTTTTTTAGCCATTCTGTTAGGGTTTTCTTTTTATACTAAAAAAGGGCCCTACTTTCGTAGAGCCCTTTCGGCCAAACATAAACAACTATTAAGGGAATAGTTACTTTGTTATTCTTTTAGTTAATCTTTCTAATAACTCCACCGTGATTAGTATATGTAGTACCAGTATTATCAATACAGATTCTACTTACTAAGTATATGTCACTAGTCCAGTCAACAGCTTTAGTTTGAATGGTATCTCCACCAGTTATAGGACCTGCGTTATATACGTCAGATACATCAGAGCCTGGCCAAACAGTTGAACCAGCGCCTGTACCGTCTGCAGTGTGGACGTAAATAGTCTTTTGATAACCTGATTTCCAATCAGCAGAAGAGGTTTGTGTTTGAGCGATATTCATAGTTTCTACACCAGCATTACCGATAGTACCATTAGTACTTAACCACCATGAAGTATAACACCATCCAGTACCACCAGCACCCTGGTCCATTCCATTAAATTGTAGAATGTCGCCAGCTTTAAATGTACCACCTGGAATTAGGACTGTAGACTGAATAGTATCACAACTAAAGTCTGTGCTAATACCAGAGTATCTACCTGTTGAAAATGCTTTATTAACTGTATTACTATCTACTTGTAGGTTACCATCAGCATCAATGTTAAGTCTTCTATCTGTACCACCTGCATCTGACATAATAATACCACCTGCAGTTGGTGTTGAATCTGTTTGTGTTTCTAGTGCTTTTACTGAAAGTGTTGAAGCGTTTGCAGCCGTTACATTGTAACCTATTGCAATAGCTTCGCTTGCAGTTGCGCTTGCGTTCTGTCCGAATGCTAAACCTCTAGTACCTGTAACAGAAGCTGAAGTACCGATTGCTACTTTATCACTACCACCTGATAGGTTAATAGCGTTACCAATACCTACAGATCTATCTGAAGCAGAAATATCTACATCGTCACCGATTACAATACCTTCTGATGAATTAGTAGTTCCGTTAATACCAATTGCAATACCTCTGTTAGCTGATGCAACAGCGCCTGCACCGATGGCAATACTACCTTCTGAACCACCACCATTTGCTGCAGCGTTTTGTCCTATTGCTACAGACTCTTGTCTTGTAGCAGATGCTCCTTCACCTAATGCGATAGAGTAATTACCACTTGCATCTGCAGCAGTTGTTGTTAGTGCAGCCGCAGATTGTAATGTGTCAGTACCTGTACCGTTTACTAGGCCAGCAGCACCTCCACCACCT